ACTGTTGCGTACTGGGCTAACGAAGAGCCAGTCAGCAAGATTAAAATTAGAATCATTCAAAGTTACCTACGGGCTACAAAGGATGAGATGATCAGCGGTAAGGTATCATTCGCTCAGGTGTATCATAAAGAGATCAAGCCGTACCTTACGATTATCGAATCAGTCGGTACCTCTGTTGAAGAGGTCGAGCGGTTCTGCCGTATGCGCCGCCCCGACGTTGTATTCGCTGATCAGCTTGATAAGTTTCGTATCGGCGGTGAATTCAATCGTGGTGATGAGCGCTTGAAGCAAACCTATGTCACTGCCCGTGAGATCGCCAAGAAGTGTGATCTGATGTTTTGGGCTGTGAGTCAGGCCAGCTACGAAGCACACAACCGTATGCACATTGACTACTCGATGCTCGACAACTCCCGTACTGGTAAGGCGGGTGAGGCCGACATCATCATCGGTATTGGAAAGACTGGCAATAGTGACGAAGACAATTTCATGCGCTTCCTGTGCATATCTAAAAACAAGATCAACGGGTGGCATGGGACAATTAACACACACATAGATGTCAATAGGGGGTATTACTACTGATGCACGAGACACACGCAAGAGGCGCATTGAGCGAAATGGTTGCGGCTGCAAAACTCATTCGTGAGGGCTGGCACGTATTTACAAATGTAGCAGGTAGCGGTCTGATTGACCTGATCGCAGTTAATCCTGAGACAGGAGAAACTAAACTGTACGACGTTAAGACTAAATCGTACCGTAGTGACGGTAGCTTGATCTATCGAGTACCTTCCCCTCAGCAGAAGGCTATCGGTGTAGAGATATACTTGGTAGACCGTATCGATATGGAGAAGCTATGAACATAGTTACATTTGACGTTGAGACCACCACTGCTAACAAGCCCAATGGTAACTGGACACCTTCACCATTCTTCGGTTCACGGCTCGTATCTCTCGGGTACAAGTACATAGACCGATTGAATGTAGAGTACCTTTGTTTCTATCATGACAAGCAACCAGCTTCACCTCGAGCCTTCGAGGAATTCAGTGCGGTACTTGACACGTGCGACCTGTTGATCGGACATAACATCAAGTTCGATCTGATGTGGTTGCGCGAGTGCGGCTGGAAATATAATGGCGCTATTTACGACACGATGGTTGCTGAGTACATCTTGGCTGGTTCACGACGCTGGCCTTTGAACTTGGAAGCCTTGTCTGAGAAGTACGGCGTCGAACAGAAGAAGGTAGACTTGGTTAAGCCATATCTAGATGACGGTATAATGTTTGACAAGATACCGTATGATATCGTAGAAGAATACGGCAAGGCTGACGTACTCGGTACTGAACAGATTGCAATCAAACAAGCAGAAGCCTTTGGCACAACATTGGAGAGAATATACAATGAGTCTCGTACCCACATTTAAAATGTCTTGCGAGCTAACTGATGTGCTTTGCGACATCGAGCGAGCAGGCATTAAGATAAACAGGGAAAGCCTAGATCAACTAAAACTAGAATTTGAGCAGGAGCAGGCTGACCTTACCCTCAAGCTACGGCTAATGGCACAAGCCGCTATGGGTGATACCCCTATCAATTTGGATAGCCCCGATGACAGATCGATGCTGTTCTATTCCCGCAAGGTTAATAACAAAAACGTCTGGAAGGTTCTGTTCAACTTGGGCACCGAAACGCGGGGCGCTACCAAGAAGCAGAAGATGCGAGCGCGGATGAAGCAAACCGAATTCAAGCGGGCAGTGAGTGACAACACCACCGTACTGCGCCGTACGATTGGCTCCCAGTGTAGCAAGTGCTCAGGTCAAGGCCGAGTATCCTTCATGAAGAAGGACGGCACTCTGAGCGCACAGAAGCGGCTTTGCAAACCTTGTAACGGTGTGGGCATGACCTATGTCAGTACAGGCAAGACGGCAGGATTCAAGCTCAGTCCTCGTGGCGTCATGGACATTGCGGCAGGGGGCTTCAAGACAGATAAGGATACCCTCGAGCAACGGCTACCCGAGCTAGAAGGACAGGCTAAGGAATTCGTCGAGGCGTACATTCGATACTCTGCTATCCGCACGTACCTTTCAAATTTTGTGGATGGTATGTACAACAATCTGGACAAGCATGGGTTCATTCACCCTGAGTTCATGCAATGTGTAACTGCTACGGGTCGTCTATCCTCCCGTAATCCAAATTTCCAGAACATGCCACGTGGCTCTACATTCGTCATCAGGAAGGTCGTAGAGAGCCGCTGGGAGGGGGGAAGCATTCTGGAGGGGGACTATAGCCAACTCGAGTTCAGGGTCGCAGGCTTCCTTTCTGGGGACTCTGGGATATACTCTGACGTTAAGCAAGGGACGGACGTACACAGCTATACAGCCAGCGTTATCGGATGTAGCAGGCAGGATGCTAAAGCCCACACCTTCAAGCCTCTGTACGGCGGCGTAACGGGTACTGACGCCCAACAACGCTACTACCAAGCATTCAAGGAAAAGTACGCCAGTGTTACCGAGTGGCACGACAAACTACAGAAAGATGCTGTGGAAAAGAAGAAGATCATTCTTCCGTCTGGTCGTGAGTACCATTTCCCTGACACCAAATGGACTAAGTGGGGCACTGCGACAAACCGTACCGCTATCTGCAATTACCCCGTACAGGGCTTTGCTACAGGTGATTTGCTACCCTGTGCGTTGATTGAGCTTAACAGATTGATTAAACAGCACAAACTTAACAGCGTCATCTGCAATACGGTACACGACAGTATTGTCATGGACGTGTACCCCAGTGAAGAAGACCTGTGCATAAAATTAATGCGTGAGGCTATGTTATCGATTCCCCGTGAGACTTCAAGACGTTACGGTGTTGAGTACGACATGCCCATCGACATTGAATTAAAAATAGGTAAAAATTGGCTTGACACGACTGTCGTCAACCCTTAATATGGTAAGGCTAACAAGTCATAGAAAGGAATACATTATGACTGACTTAATGAAAATCGATGATATCAATCTAGAAAATCTTGATGAAGAAGCGCTTATGGCTCTCACAGGCCAAGCCTATGGCCCAAAGACTGGTTCGTCTTCTGGGCTTGCTCGTCTCAGCATCAATTACGAAGCTGAAGACGATCAGGGCAATACACTGCCTCGTGGTGCATGGCGCGTTATGCTTGACGGTGGGTTTGTTTATGCAGATAAGCTGAACTTCCGCCCATTTGCTCGCATGTACACCTACAGCTTATACGACTCAGAGGAAGGCCGTTTCATCAGCCAGTCCATCCAGAGTCAGAGCTTGGGTGATCGTTTCCCAGACAGTACAGGTACCGAGCGCTGTGGTCGTCTCAACAAAGACGAAGCAGATAGCTTAGACCCGTCTGACCCTCGCGTGTTGATCAGTCAGCAGGTTGTTTGTAACCTCGTCCTGTACGGAGTTGTAAGCGGAACTGCCAAGAATGGCACGGGCGAAGAAGTAACACTCGATAATACCCCTGTTGTTGCGTACTTCAAGAAGTCAGGTTTCCGCCCATCGCGTGAAGCTATTGATGGAATTACCCGTCAGAAGAAACTGATGCAGAAAACCGTCTTTGAGATCGGTACTAAGAAGAATAAAGCAGGATCAGTGACCTACTGGACACCAACCTTTGCACAGGTTGATTATCTGTCAGATCTTTCTGCAGATGACATGGAAACTATCAAGAAGTTCATTGAGACTGTTAAGTCACAGAATGAAAGAATCCTTGAGAACTTTCGTGACGCTACGAAACTAGCAGATGACGCCATTGACGTTTCTCTAGAGGCGGAGCTTGACGATGCTGACGCTGCCTAGTGTACAGCTAGTCTTAGAGCAAGCGGCGAGGGGGGGAGTCAATCTCCCCCAAACCGTTCGTGACGAATTTGTTGAGGCTTGTGCAACAGCTATCGACAAGCAATTCTCTCGTCGCGGTGAACCAACCATACGTATGTCAGGATTAGGCCGTCCGCTTTGCCAACAGCAGATGCAGTTGAGTGGCAAAGAAGAGGTCATGGACTACAGCACGTTTATGAAATTCATATTCGGAGATCTGATTGAAGCAGTAGCTATAATGTCTTTGCGCCTTTCTGGTGCCAACATCATTGATATACAGAAACCAGTGGAGTTGAATCTTGGAGAGGACATTATTATCAAGGGTACGCTCGATCTTATCATGGATGATGGGACGGGGCCGAAAGTATGGGACATCAAGTCGGCATCTGATTTCGCTTTTAACCATAAATTCGGTTCTTTCGGCGGGTACGAAAAGATCAAAGCGGATGATGCGTTTGGGTACATTATGCAAGGTTATTTGTACGCTACTGCTGTTGATCTTCCTTTTGGTGGTTGGATTGTCGTAAACAAAAACAGCGGTGAGTGGACTATCTGTGAAGTACCTGAAGATCAGGAAGCTGATCGCAAGGCGTACATGAAAGATGCCCTATCACGAGCCAAGTACCTTTTGTCTAACCATGAGTTTACTCGTGGATTCAAGGATGAGCGCGAGATGCACAAGGGAAAGCCTACAGGTAATCGAGTAATGTGTACATCGTGTTCCTTCTGTGGATTCAAGAATGAATGCTGGCCTGATGCGGTGTACGCCCCCAAAGCTACATCAAGAGCACAGTCTCGTCCGGGGGCTTGGTACACTAAACATAAAGTAGAAAGCGTTGTATGAGTCTACTCTTTTATACTCATTTTAAACCATCTGACGTAGAGCTAAACCCCAATGTGTTCTATGCTTATGTAGAATCTTCTACTGAGAAGGGGGGCACACCTGATGTTGTGTATCTTCGGAATCACAGTAAAGGGTTGCCCCTTACTCTTCTTGAGCTGTACTTACCAGAGGGTCTGTGCTCACACCTTAACGGCGACACGTACGAGCGGGATGTTCGTAGGATTGAGCGCCAATTCCAGATAATAAATTTTGTCTTAAACAATAACGGGATTGTATGCCTACCAACTCAAAAGATACAAGAGCAGATTACATATTTAGAAAGGTCGTCCCCAAAGATGGCAGGATACGTGTTAAAGCGATTAGACCTACTGCTGAACAATTTCTCGCCCATATCGCTGGAGATTCCGACTTGAGTTCACACAGACACAAATTCAGATCAGACTTCGAGTTGGGCCTCGCTAGGAAACTTGCTGAGGCCCAAGTTAACTATGAGTACGAAACACATAAAGTACCGTATCAGCCGAAGATAAAGAACTACACGCCTGACTTCTGGTTCCCCGAGTACGGATTCTTTGTTGAGGCGAAAGGAAAGTTTGATACTGCAGATCGCGCAAAACACCTCTTGATCAAGAAACAGAATCCTGATATAGATATACGATTCGTGTTTATGAGAGCGCGTAACAAAATTAGAAAGGGCAGTAAGACGACCTATGCCATGTGGTGCGAGAAGCACGGTTTCATGTGGGCAGAAGGTAGCGTACCTGTTGAGTGGTTTAATGAAAGATGAATTTGAAATGGCAATCGAGATGGAGCGGGCTACTCTACTCCCTGATCGGTACTACATGGTCGTACGTCCTACAGGTGAAGAGACGTTTGCAGTAACCCTGTACGATACAACAGAGGGTAAGCTAGATGAGGAAGGATACCCGCATCCTGCTGAGATTGTTATGCAGGGACTTCTTGCAATGCTCAATACAGACGTAGAGAATGTGTTTGCATACGGAGCTGCCGCTGTTGAGTT